GCAAATGCATTAAATGCTGTAAGACTTACAGTAATAAAAGTAACTGCAACACCACAAAGTAATTCACGTTTCATCTATTTTCTCCTAAAAACTTAACTTACTATTTAAATATACACTCTTTTTAGAATTTGTCAACCTTTTTTTATAGGACTAGCACCATCTGTTTCTTTCTGGTAAAACCATCCTGCTAAACTATAGCGCGGATGATCTGCACAAATACTTACAGGACTTATAAAATGCTTGTTTATGCGTTTGCCTGATAGCTCACTTACGTCCATAATAGTCAATCGATTACCAAATGGTTCAATGCTTTCCTTAATGGTAATTTCGTCTTTGTTTAGTATACATAACTGTCCGCCCCACTGTGCAAGCCATGTTTCGTTAAAGTAAAATATATATGCACACCAACGTTGTGGGTCGTGATGTGCATTAAGCCAAGCAGTATGATCATAATAACTATATGTTGGCTGATTAGTATACATGTTTGTAAAGCCTGTGACTTCACTTACTAAGTCGTGAAATGTATATTCTGGTTTCAATATACTGTAATCTTCTGTGACAACACGATTAAATTCAGTTACTCGTGGATTATTGTGTACTTTATGGTAATCTTCAAGTAACCAATAAGCATAATGAAAGTAACTAAAGTTCCCTTTGCCTTCTTTGATATGCCCATCCAATACATCTTGAAACTTGTCACTGTTTTCTCTAAAGCCTGCAGGATATCTGTTATGACTGTTGCCCACGCATCCCCATACACCGTATGGCATTTTAGGCACTGCTTTGTACAGTGCCTTAATATAACGTTCTTCTAGTATATTGTCTATGTGACAATAACGTTTTTCAGCAAAGTCTGCTTGTGCTTGTGCTACGCCTTCTCGATTAAACATTAGTCCCAACGATAAAAAATATGGTCATCAACTTTAGTAACCAGTGTTATTGTTTTGCTCCAGTCTGGATTAACATAGTCTGCATGATAATGTGTTGCGCCTTCAACTAGTCCATTATACTTATTAAACACCATCACGTTAAATGCAATATCCTGAGCCACTCGCCATGCATGATTGTTTTCTTTAGATAAGATATCATCTGCTTTTCCATCACAATACCAACTAAACTGACACATATTACGCTTTGGATAATAGATACGTTCGGAGTCTGGTAAGTCCGGGTCCTTTTTAGTTTTCCAACTCTCGCGAGTAGGACCTTCAGTTATTACTCCGCATACTGTGTTTGGAAAACGTGTATCCTGTACACGATTCATAACAACGCGAGCAACTGAAATTTGTCCTGCTTTACTTTGATTGTTTGCCTCAAAATAAATGTTTCTTGCCATACACAGTAGTTCGTCTGGGTGTACTTTAGTGCCACCATCATAGGGAGGCTTAAAGTTTGCATCTTCTTGTGCAATCGCTGCTTCTATAAAACTAATGCTTATTCCACGGTCTTGTGCAAAAAATGCAACTGCCATACTAATAAAAACTGTAGTAGTAAATATACCAACAAACTCAAAGAATCGAAACATACGCATCTCCAATAACTGTTTAACTATTACAGTATACACTGGATATACATCTTGTCAACCGTTTTATGCTTCAACTACACCCTCAGCAATCAACTTTGCTCTGTTAGCCATGTGCTGTTCTAGTAACTGTCCTTTGTTGCCGCCCATGTAAGGCACTGCATGTCCTTCTAGCATCATTATCTCTGTGACATACATTGTACGATCCTGCGGTGCATAATATACACTAAAGTCGCCTAGGATACGTCCAAACTTGCCTTTCATATCCTCACCATCACGAGCAACCTGTGTTTTAAGCACAAGTTTTGGCGCAGCCAGTAATTCTGTCATACGTTTTTTTGCTGCTAATCCAAACTTTTTTTCTACTAGATCTCTTGTACGGCTCTCGGGTGTGTCTATACCCATAATACGCACACGTTCGTCTCGCATCCAGATACCAAATCCTAGGTCAATATCTACGTCAACTGTGTCGCCATCAACAACACTGTGCAAAACTGCTCTATATTCATACATCGAAAACTCCTCTCCAAAAGCTATATGCTATTTAACAAAAAAAAGCACCCGAAGGTGCTTGTAGTTTAACGGGTATTTATTTGTTAAATTGCTTGTTTACTGCCAACGCCATCATATCCGGAATCATGCGCGGCTTATTGATCCTGGCCCTCTACTTACTTATTGCAATCTGTATAATTCAAATGCCAATGAATTACGCCAATTTGTATTGCGTAAACTATCAAGTTTGTCGAGATAATTTATCCAGCCATCTCCTGGTTGTCGTTGATTTTTAATCGTTGTAATAAGATCATTTACACCCGGGTATTCTACTAAACTGTATAGCATATCTAATGCTAGTTCACATTGTTTGTCAGACAAATGTTTTAGATCTAAGGATTTACCACCAAAACTCCAATCGTCTATTTTTTTCACAAATATATGGCTTTCATCTCCGTGACTACCGGTTTTACAGTTATGTTTCCACCAATCAAAGAAATTTGGTAAATTGAAAATGTTATGCATTCCTATTATACCACTTACTTCTATTAGTATACATGCATCTTTGTGTTCTCGTAGTGTTTGTATATTATCGTTTACGCTTTTCCATACTGCTGGATATCTTGTGTACTCAAATGTAGATCCAATTCCATCTAAACTTAAAAACAATCTTACAAAACGTGCTTTGTTCCATAAGCGCAGTGTTTCACTGTCAGGCAATATAGTTCCGTTTGTGTTGTAGGAAATCATAACATTTTCTAATACTTCTAACTTTTCTAAATGCTGTAATATTTTTTTATTATCACCATTTAACAAAGGTTCTCCGCCTGTAAAATGCAATTTTTCAAGTTGTGTTAAATCTAAATTTTTCCACTTTTCTTCTGGAAACTTTTTAAGTTTTATTTTAGGCGCATTAGGTACAAAATGATGATAATCTTTATTCCATGCACTGCTAAATTGTGTACTACAACTTATACAAGTAAGATTGCAAATTAAAGACTGCTCTAGATGCAACATCTTTATTGCTGTTGTATTGCTTTCTTTAAATAAATCTCGCCATTCTACAGTAGAGTTTTCTCGTTCGTTTGCAACATGTCCAGGGATACTACAATGCGGATCACATTCAGATGGAATTTGCGTTGCACTATCCTTGCGAATACTTGTTAAGAAAGGATCGTTGAAATTTACCTCGTCAACTATTTTTCTCTTTTGAAAACAACACATTGATATATGTGTCTTGCCTTCCGGAAGACTACCTATGAATAACCCTTGATTGAAATAAGGACAGCTCATGACTCTATCTTTTCTAATGCTTTGCGTAGATCTTCTAGCATTTCTGCTCTTGATTTTTTATCTAAAGGTTTTACTGGACCTTGTTCTGGTTCTTTATCTCTTGTGAATTGACCAAATAAGCCTGTTGCTGTACCAAAGGCATCACCTTTTGCTATACTGTGTATTAAACTAGTAGTGCCAATGATTGGTGTGCAAGCAACTAGTAACCACACTAGTAATAGAAAAGTTATTGTTTTGATGGCGCCTTCTTTCCGCGCCAATCGCCCCACTGCTCATGCGCAGGTACACGGATAAAAGGTTTGTTTGTTTCGTTGGTATTTGGGTTAGGAATAGTAAGCATTACATTTTTACCTCGTGCCCATGCTGCACGTTTGTTTATACCTTCAACAAATGTTGACTTATATTCTATTCTCTGTGCTTTAGACTCTGCACTGCGTTTTTGGCAGTGTGTGCCGCCGCTTGTTTGTGTTGTCCTTGATCTTTTCTTACCCATAGTCTGTTCCTCTTCGAATAAAGTGGCACTTCTGTTTCTAAGCAGTACCCGCTCACGCATACCTTTAAACTAGGCTGCTAGTGACATTTCTGCCTGATAATTGTCATTTGCAATTACTTTTGTTCTTGCGTTAACCGAGCTTGCGCCGGACAACTCCACTTACCTATTAACTACCTGTCGATCCTATTTCGCCCCCATAAGCACACACCTTAATGTGTATTGGTGGAGGCGCGGGGTACCGCCCCCCGGTCCAGTCTAGCGTTGAGTTTGCTTCAACATTGCAGTATATTTATAACATACAAAAACAAACGTGTCAAGACTAAATAAACGAACGGAAAATATGTCGATATTTTTTTGACTATATTTTTTTTAGGTTGAATATCAAGAGGAAAAAAGATGACACAACTAATCAATCCACAGAAGTTTACGCACACGTCGGGCCTATTAAGGTCCTTTTTTTTAGACAAAGGTTTCGAAGAAGTACATACACAAAACCGATTGTCAATACTTGCTGCATGCGAAGATCCATTTAACGTAGCAACATATAATTACGCAGGCGAAGTATGGCCCTTGCCTCAAACAGGTCAAATGTGGTTAGAATATGAATTACTTACGAAGCCTTCATCGAAAGGCTTTTTTTGTGTCAGCACATCTTACAGACAAGAACCAAATGCAATCCCAGGCAGACATGATATTATTTTCCCAATGTTTGAATTTGAAATGCCAGGAGATATTAATGACCTTAAAGATATGGAATACGAACTTTGCGAATACTTGGGATTTGGCGGATTTGGTGATATCACTGCAAAGCCTTACGCAGAATGGCAAAAACATTATGGACTAGATCCTATGACTGAAATAGAAGCAGAACATGAAATAAAGATGTACGAAGATTTTACTGCAACAATGATTACAGACTTTCCTGAGATGACCAGTCCTTTTTGGAATATGAGTCGTAACGATAATGGTACTAGTAGAAAGATTGATGTTATCCTAGGCGGAATGGAAACCATAGGAAGTGCAGAACGTAGTTGTGATGTAGATCAAATGAGAGATACATTCCATACTATTACAGATGGTGCTTATAGTAATTTACTATTTGAACTGTTTACCAAAGATCGAGTTGAAGCAGAACTAGAAAAGTTTTTACAGCATGACTTCTTCCCAAGAGTGGGCGGCGGTATTGGCTTAACAAGAATGATCGCGGCAATGGATAAAAAGCAAGAGGTTGCTATAGCCGCATAACAACCAGTTTGGGGTGACGAAATGGTAGACGTGGGCCGCTGTTTACGGTCTGTTTAAGTATGTGTGCAATGTATTTAAGCGTGGAGGTTCGAATCCTTCCCCCAAAGCCAACTATTTTTCACAGGTTTCTTTACCAGCACAGTGTTTAGGATAACACTGTGCAACCATCATATAGTATTCATTTTCAATCGATTGAGCCCACATGTCCTCTTTGATCATGTACTCGCATTGTGATTCAGTCATGGGTTGTTGCAATACCATCTGATTACCGATGTATTCCCATTCAGTTCCTGTGTTACCCCACATAGAGATAACAAGCATAAACTCTTTCATATTTGCCTCTTTTAGTTACGACCCATGTGCTTGCAGCCAGTGTCTCTGGCTAGCCAATCCATAAGTTTGAATACTCGCTTACGCAGCCTTACTAACATTTTGAAGTTGTCCTTGTAGTGGATTTGCAGGATCAACTCCTAGAAAATTGCCCCACTCTGCATAGTAGTGACGCATGCCAACTTCGTCGTGTATTGTCGAATTTTCATGTCTGCCGTGCAGTATATTTCTTGATTCTGTACCCTCACGCATTGTGGTACCTTGACCTGCAACACCAATAAGGTCTTCATGCAAGTTTCTGCCGAAAGGTCCCCATATACTATTGTGATGCTTTA